ATCGTAATGCGCCTACAAATAAAACAGATGAAGCTGTGCTTGAGTTTCTCGATCGAGAACAGTTTAACTGTAACAAAACTCACATTGAATATTGGTATCAGGCGTATGAATCTTCTGGAGATTTGTGGCCTCACGTAGATTTTAATGAAAAGCTTCGACACAGAATTAATGCTGGAGAAAAGTTGCAACCAAAAGAATTAATGTCTCCAATTACCATATCATGTTACTTAGAAGCAATCGATCTTGAAGGCGGAGAATTTTGTATTTCTGAAAGAAGTTGGTTAGACTATGAAAGAGAACTAAGTCCGCCAGAAGTTTTAAAAGAAGAATTGTTAAAATATACACACGAGTCTTTTCAACCTACCGAAGGTGCAGTCTTATACTTCGAAGGCAGTCGATACTACCATTGGGTCAATGAAATCAAAAGCGGCTCTCGCAAGAGCATACTCATCAATTTCTGGGACAATTGTAGTCTTAACTCCACTTCGCCCAATTAATTTCTAATGTCTATATTACCAGAAATAGAAATACGATGTTCGTCTGAAGTTTGAAACGGATATACCTGATGCTTAAGATAATTTGGAAACATAATAAGAGAACCTTCCCATGTCTTATCAATATCTAATTGAGTTGTACTAATTCCACCGTCTAATGAGTTATAAATGAATTCAAACTTTGATGCAACTTTATAGTTTGATTCTCTTACATTTGGCATATTTAATTCCTCTTCTAAATCATAAGGAATTGCAATCCATATCACCCATGAAATAGCTTTGTGGTGAAAATGTATTGGATTATATTCGTGTTTCTTCTGAAAATTTACCCAAGCATCATTATCAATGACATAATTATGATTTTCATAAAAATTAAATTTTCTTCTATATTCAAGAAACGTTTGCTCTATGCATTCTCTAAACTGCCCGTTAATAACATACTGAAATTCTGTTTCTAATTGCCCAGCTAAATTAGTATTGTATTTTTCCGGATTATTATCAACTTGCTTTTGCAAGTCACAAGTCAACTCAGCAAAAATAGAAACTGGAATTCTTGTTTTAAGAACTCCTGGGTTATAAAGTTTTATTTCTGAAAATTCTAAGTTCATAATTTCACCGATAATAATTTAGTTAATAGTAATTGTAGAGGTGTCTTTACATATGCTCATAGTACCTTCGCAACAGATATTCCAATCTTGACCTGTCTTTGCCCCACGGCTTGGAACATTAATGATAACATTTTTACATAGATATTCTTTACCATCTTCGAAAACGCGCCAGACATGATCTTCTGTCCCGCGATTAGGTTGTCCTCTTGATTGATTGAATCTTATCATAAACTCAGACATATTAGATTATTTCTGCTGTTGCATCATATACTATAGGTTCAATGTACGGACGTGTACCAATGTTCATGTGAATAAATTTGAAAGGTTTGGTTGATGTGTTACGAGTAAAGCTATGCGGTAGCCAGGAATTTGCAAACATTAGTTGACCAGGAACTGGCGTAAAATTAATAGACGATGTTGCTGTGGTAATGTTAGAAGAATTATGTTCGTATAGTGGTAACATAAGTTTCATTGGTCGCGGATCATGAATCACCATTCGCGGAGGATCTTTCGGGCACTCTAAAAAATAAAAAGCAACTAACTGACAGTCGCTGTGATTATGATACTCCATTGATGAATACTTATGGTGTTCTTGACTCCAACATTCGGTAAGATAAGTCGAAAGTCCATTCATGTTGTATCCTTGATCGCTCAAAAGATTCCATGCTGTGTTTAATGTGTACTGTATCAGTGGAAGAAGATCTTCTTCGTTAGACACATCTGCTTGCACGACTGGATATACATCGTTTATTTTTGTTATTTTGCGCGCGGCCCTTAACGCCGCATTTGATGCTGCTCTTGAGAAATCAAGAAGTTCTGGCTTCATAATACTATAGATAGGTGAGCTAAAATACTGCCACTGATCAAGTATGTCTGTCATAATAAAATCCTTATGTTATGTATATTGGGAAAGATCAGCCTCTATCACTGTATCTAAAAACAGTCGGTTTCCAATCTTATTCCAACCACTGTTGACTTGATAAAATATATTTAAACCGTTGTTCAAACCATACTGAATAGCCCAACTAAGTATTTCGGCTGTTAGCGGAGCGCCTGCTTCAAGCAGTTGTAAAAAGCTAAGATCAGGATTTTCGTGTTGTCTCCAAACCATAATTACGTTTGATTCGTCTGGTTTCATCCACATCGGAATAGTATCAAGACCGAGTGGAAACTTTTCATTTCCTAACCATACACAGCTAAACGATTTGCACGGATTCTCAGGTCGTTGTTCATGTATCGAACATCCTTTTGTAGTTACAAAATGACATTTCCTTCCTGGCCAAAATTGATGGCCAAGAGCTTCTCCAGTTAACCAACCGCAGCACTTCGTGCAACTTCCACATTCTCTTGTCATATTATCTCACTTAAATTGAGGACCAGCTAACCATACTACTAGAGTTTTACGAATGCCTTTTGTCACAGGAGTTACTCTGTGTAAAATAAAGGACGGGAATGCAACTACTAAACCTTTTTGTTTTGTGACTTGAGTCGGCACGGGTGCATCAAATATCTCAAGATCTCCCCCCTCGTATTCAGAAGGATCAGATAATTGTATTACAAGAGATAATTTGCGAGGCGCATTCGTTGCATTTCCACCTCTGTCAAGATGCCACGTATAATGATCGTCTTTTCCATCGTATATAGTATACTGAAAGTCCTCTACAAATCCCCATATATCTAGATTGAAGAATTCACCGTTCAGTTGTCTTGCTATGAAAGCAATTCTATCATATATAAAATTAGTCTCGGGCGTAAGATTTATCCAACCTATTTTAGATGATCTAACTGCTTCTTCAACTTTACTATCAGGTCCAACACTAGCAGATTTGATCGTGAGACTATCACCAATACTAACTATTTTATCGATCTCTTCTTCAGTAAAACCATCACGCCATGATGCAAAAGAAATTTCTGGTATACCTAACGATGGAGAAGGAGCTATTTGATATACTGCCATTATTTACGCTCCCAAATATTATCTCGATAATGGGATTCATGACTTTGAAGCTTTCTACGTGTACCTTTGAGTGCTTTCAGTTCAGTTTCATTGAATGCTCTACATACATTTTTCGAAAACAAAGTATCTCTTTTAATTGGAATAACCTGCATTAACGGTGTACCAGCAGGTAGAATACCTTTAAAATTGGGTTCGTTCCAAACAAATGGAAAGTTAATAAACTCAAAATAACCATCGCAGTCTACCATACCCGAAAAACAAGTAAATCTTGGATCAGGTCTATTTAATGGTGGAACAAACAACAGTGAGTATCCTTTCGGGCAGTTGATTGCCCACCAGTTCATGAATTTAATTGGAGGTTTTGGTAAATGTGGAGCGGGGCATTTGTCAGATGTTACTTGCCACTGTAAATGATTCTCGATCATTGCTCTCGGATATTTGCTGTTGTATTCAATGAACGAACAATCTTCATTCGAAGTGATTTCAACATCAGCAACGAGTGGAATAATCCAACCCGTGATCATCGCATCAAGAAAAGGTGGGCATCTTTTGAGAGTAGATTGATCAAAGCCTACATCCTTCTTCATTGGCAAAGCTTTATACCATTCTGGTATCAGTTTGCGGGCAGGATAAGGTTCTGGTATATTTCCTAAATCATCATCATAGCAAAGAAATTCTAGTTTAGGCTCATTCTTTTCAAAAAACGAAAACATCAATTTTGTCCATTTCCAGGTTTTTCATAGTGTATTCCACCAGATTCAATAAATTTTTTACATTGCTCGACGTCGCTCGCACCTCTCAGAATATGATCATCATGCAAACTAAAATGTAAGCTTGAGATCCATATTCTGAGATGTGGTGGAAGTTTGTCATAGCAACGCATTACCAATGCCATTCTTTGTATGTTAACATGTTCCAAATGAATGACTCTATTATATATATGTAAATTACAGGGCTGCTAGTTCGACTAAGTTGCTCTCTGTGATGGCATCTAAGCCAATCAATGCTTGTTTGACTGCGGTAAAATCGTCATGTTTTTCATCGTAGATGACAAATGGAAAATCAGTAAATTCTCCAATATCCCATGTATTTAGAGCATTGAATACAGATTCGTATTGACTACTATCGTTGTATGATAAATGAGTAAACTCAATGTTATTATCCTGTAGCCACTGATAGGCTGCAGCAGAGTCGTTGCCACCTGTCGTAGTCAAACCAGTATAAAGATAAACGTCTTTAATTCCTACTAGCATGTATTGTTTCCTTTTTGTTATTTGTGCTAAAATGTTACACTCATCGTACCATTAGCGCTGCCTGTTCCAATATTTATAGAAACTATTTGATATGGGTATACTTTTACTGATACTGAATTTGTCGTAGTACCAATATTACCAGCGTTTCCTGATGCTCCAGGATTTGATGTGCCGGCTGTTCCGGCGGTCGCTCCAGTTCCAGCACTACCTGCTGTGCCAGTATTTCCTGCTGCTCCTGCGCCTCCTGGATTTCCAGCCGCACCATTTGTAGCTCCAGTTCCAGCTGCTCCTGTTGTGCCAGCATTACCAGCAGCTCCGGCACCGCCTGGGTTTCCAGCTGCACCATTTGTAGCTCCAGTTCCTGCATTGCCAGTCGCTCCAGCATTTCCTGCTGCTCCTGCACCTCCTGGATTTCCAGCTGCACCATTTGTAGCTCCAGTTCCTGCATTGCCAGTCGCTCCGGCATTTCCTGCAGCGCCGGCATTACCAGGACTTCCTGCTGCTCCTGGATTTGCTCCAGTTCCTGCCGCTCCTGTTGTACCAGCATTTCCGTTGGCTCCTGCACCGCCTGGACTTCCTGCTGCTCCTGGATTTGCTCCAGTTCCTGCCGCTCCTGTTGTACCAGCGCTTCCTGCAGCGCCGGCATTACCAGGACTTCCTGCTGCTCCAGCGTTTGCTCCAGTTCCTGCGGCCCCAGTATTTCCAGCACTTCCATTGGCGCCTGCATTACCAGGACTTCCTGCTGCTCCAGCGTTTGCTCCAGTTCCTGCGGCTCCTGTATTTCCTGCGCTGCCTGGTGTTCCTGCATTACCTGAACCACCGGCAGCGCCCGAAAGAAGTCCTCCATTGCCGCCTGCGCCGCCGTTGCCGTTAGTAGCACCACTTATGTTGCCTGAATTACCCGCGGTACCAGCATTGCCGGCGCCGCTACCACCTTGCTTTAAAGTCCAACCCGATGCTCCGCCTCCGCCTCCGCCGCCTCCGCCGCCTCCGCCTACACCAGCGTTGCCAGGAGATCCGGAGTTACCCGCCGTACCACCAGCTCCTCCTGCACCACCGGCGCCATTTGTTCCTGGGTTACCAGCATTGCCAGTGGCTCCTGGATTCCCAGCATTTCCTCTTGCACCGCCTGCACCACCAGCACCGTTATTTCCTGGATTACCAGCATTGCCAGTGGCTCCTGGATTACCAGCATTACCAGCAGCACCGCCTGCACCACCAGCACCGTTATTTCCTGGATTGCCGGCATTACCAGTGGCTCCTGGATTACCAGCATTACCACCAGCTCCTCCTGCACCACCAGCCCCATTGGTGCCAGGATTGCCTGTTCCTCCAATACCACCAGATGTCCCAGCTGTACCACCAGCACCACCAGTTCCTGCAGCTCCATTATTACCGGGATTGCCTGTTCCTCCAATACCTCCGGAAGTACCGGCCGATCCTCCGGCGCCGCCTGTACCAGCAGCTCCATTGTTACCGGGATTGCCTGTTCCTCCAATACCACCAGATGTCCCAGCTGTACCACCAGCACCGCCAGTTCCTGCAGCCCCATTATTTCCGGGATTGCCTGATCCACCTGGATTTCCAGAAGTTCCGGCCGAGCCAGCTGCTCCGTTTGTAGCATTTCCTCCAGCCCCACCAGTACCACCGGTTCCACCTGGAAAATTAGCTAAGGAACCAAACGTTGAAACGTTGCCTGGGTTTCCACTTGATCCCGGATTTCCGTTTGCTGCGCCAGTCCCAGCATTACCAGCAGCTCCGGCACCGCCTGGATTTCCTGCTGCTCCTGGATTAGCTCCAGTGCCAGCATTACCATTTGCTCCAGTATTTCCTGCTGCTCCGGCATTTCCAGGGCTCCCTGCTGCCCCTGGATTAGCTCCAGTGCCGGCATTACCATTTGCACCTGGATTTCCTGCTGCGCCGGCATTACCTGGATTGCCAGTAGATCCAGCGGTTGCCCCTGTTCCTGCATTACCATTTGCTCCAGTATTTCCTGCTGCGCCTGCATTACCTGGATTTCCTGCTGCTCCAGCAGTTGCCCCTGTACCTGCGGCCCCTGTTGTGCCGGCATTACCATTAGCACCGGCACCGCCAGGACTTCCTGCTGCTCCGGCGTTTGCTCCAGTTCCAGCCGCCCCTGTTGTGCCGGCATTACCATTGGCACCAGCTCCACCAGGACTTCCTGCTGCTCCAGCGTTTGCTCCAGTTCCTGCTGCTCCAGTATTTCCAGCATTTCCATTGGCCCCAGCTCCACCGGGACTTCCTGCTGCTCCAGCAGTTGCCCCTGATCCTGCGGCTCCAGTATTTCCAGCACTTCCATTGGCACCCGCACCACCTGCACTCCCTGAATTACCAGTCACTCCGCTACCGCCGCCTCCGCCGCCGCCACCGCCGCCGCCGCAAACGCACCCCCCAAGATTTGCGCTTCCACCAAAGCCACCATTTCCTCCGCCAGGAGAGCCTCCGGCGCCGCCGGGGGCAGAACAAGGCGCAAATGGGGTGCCAAAACAACCGCAGCCACCGCCCGGACTACCACCGCTACCGGCTCCGCCACCGCAAGGTCGGGCTGAACCTTGTCCGCCGCCTCCTCCCGTACCTGCGCTACCGCCAGTGCCACCAGCACCGCCGGCACCATTATTTCCTGGATTTCCAGAGTTTCCTGTGGCACCTGGATTCCCAGCATTTCCTCTTGCACCGCCAGCACCGCCGGCACCATTGGTACCAGGATTACCAGAGTTTCCTGTGGCACCTGGATTCCCAGCATTACCAGCAGCACCGCCAGCACCGCCGGCGCCATTTGTTCCTGGGTTACCAGCATTGCCAGTGGCACCTGGATTCCCAGCATTACCAGCAGCACCGCCTGCACCACCGGCACCATTAGTACCGGGATTGCCGGAGTTTCCTGTCGCTCCAGCATTTCCAGCAGTACCACCAGCACCGCCAGCTCCGCCAGCACCATTCGTACCTGCATTGCCAGTGGCACCTGGATTCCCAGCATTCCCTGCAGCACCTCCGGCTCCTCCTGGGCCGCCAGCACCGTTTGTGCCAGCATTTCCTGATGCGCCGGGATTTCCAGATGTTCCAGCTGTACCACCAGCACCGCCAGCTCCGCCGGCCCCGTTTGTGCCAGCATTTCCTGATGCGCCAGGATTGCCAGATGTCCCAGCTGTACCACCAGCACCACCAGTTCCTGCGGCCCCATTATTTCCAGGATTACCAGCATTGCCAGCAGTACCAGGATTGCCTGCATTACCAGCGTTTCCATTGCCGCCACGACCAGATATATCTATAGAATATACGCCTGCAGGAACGACGAATGTTGCGGGGGCATTGAATACTTGTGTGGCTGGAGCAGCCTTACCTGAAGCTCTAAATACATTTAATGGCATCGTATAACCTTCTTATTAACCTGTATTTGCAAGAGATAAGGCACCGAGATATGTTGTACCTCCGTCGAGGGTAAAGAAACTGAAGACATCGATTTTATTTGCACCAGTTGACATCGTCGGTGTCGAAGCATTCGGATATTTAACAGAAGCCGGCCACGTGATTATTCTCGATCCCGTGGCGTCTTGTTTACAATGAAGTGTGAAACTGTATGCATTGCCCGATGCAGGAGGATTTGAAAATGTAATTGTAATAGACGCGTTGGCCAATGTCAAATCGAATACGTTGGATAGTGATAAATCTACAGTGTGAGTAGTTGTTGTTATAGTATTGGCAACAACTGCTTCTTTGTATGAAGCAAGCTTAGGATTACTTAACACATTATTTGCCATTGCAACGTTGGCATTAAGAGTAGTAATACCAGCTACTTGTAGCGTCGAGGTTACGTTGGCAAAACCAGTGATCGTAGTATTACCGGCAGCAAGGGTGGTAATTCCAGATGCAGCACCTGCGGCTACAAGAGACGAAACAGCAAGTGGTTGACTGTTTGTAGACCAGCGATCATTTGTTTCATCCCAGACGAACTGAACGTTGGCAGACGTCCCGCGCATGATCTCGAAGCCAGCATTCTCAGTAGGAGGATTAGCTCCAAGATCTGCATTCAGCGTAACAATATTATCACCAACGTCGAGTGTTGTGGTGTTCACGTAAGTTCTTGTACCGGAAACTGTCAGGTTACCCGAGAGTGTAAGATCGGCGATTGATAATGTGGAATTCACATGAATACCAGTCGTATTGACCGTAAGTGTTGGCCCAGCAGTTACTCCAATTGTACCACTAGTTGTAATCGTTCCACCAGAAAGTCCATTAGCCGTGGCGACTGAGGTTACACCTCCACCGGTGGCACCTTGAGCACCTTGAGCGCCTTGAGCACCAGTAACACCTTGAGGTCCAGCAACACCTTGAGCACCAGTTGCGCCAGTTGCGCCTTGAACACCTTGAGCGCCGGCAACACCTTGAGCACCAGTTGCGCCAGTTGCGCCTTGAACACCTTGAGCGCCAGCAACACCTTGAGCACCTTGATCACCCGTTGTGCCTTGAGCACCAGTTGCGCCAGTTGCGCCTTGAACACCTTGAGCGCCAGCAACACCTTGAGCGCCTTGAGCACCCGTTGTGCCTTGAGCACCTTGTGCACCGGTTGCACCTTGAGCACCTTGAGCGCCTTGAGATCCGAGAGTAAGTGAAGCACCATTTAAAGTTGTAACTTGAACAATATCACCAGCAATCGCATTCGATGTAAGCGTTAAGACCGTGGTATTTGTCGTGTTATAGTCAACGGCCGCAATCTGACGCGAACCATTAATGAAGACACTTTCAAGTCCTAAAGTATATACGAATGTGTTTGATGTGTCGTCTAATCCTGTAAACACCGTGGTATTCGATGTGACAGTAAACGTATAGGTATTCATGGTAGCAGCATTTGCCGTACCGCCTGAGCCCCAATAAACTCCTGTTCCATTCGATGAAAGAACTTGGCCGTTGGATCCAGAAGATCCGTTGGCTACGATCGTAGTGACAGCGAGAGAAGAGAGATTTGAACCAACTTCAAAGATGGCATTCGCAGCATCTGAAGAGAAGACTTTACGGTCAGTTAGGTTGACTGCAAATTCACCGTTATCAATAAAGCCGGAATTTGCTACGTCAGTAGTATTAGCTGTACGACCAGAAATTGTCGTGCGCTTAAATTGAAATTTATTTGCCATTCTCAACCTCTATATAGAGCAACGAAGCGGTTATGTAACCCCTAATATTCTATTTATACAGAAGTATCTTCAGCTTTTTTATTTTTATTTCCAAGCTTTTCAAGATCAACAATTTTTGCTTGAAGACTGGTCATGGTTTTATCGGCCATGACCAGTCTTGTTTCTAGCATGATGTTCTTACTTGTAAGATCATGTACACTCGCGAGTAATCGATTGATGTACTCATTTACAAATTCAGCTTCCATAAATTAGAATGTCCCGCCGTCGAGGGTTGCGTATACAACTGCTGTACCGTTAGACTGAAGCACGAATCCAGTAGAGCCAACAGCTAATTTTCTAAAACCGTTCGAAGAGTTAGCAACTAAAATGTCTTCTGCAGTAACAGTCGCGAGTCCAGTACCACCGCTTGTTCCAGGCAGTGCAGTCGAAAGACTCAATGTATTCGCTGTGATACCAACCGCGAGTGTCGAGTTCGCAGTAAGAGTAACGTTAGTCGCGTTCGAAACCAAACCACCAGAGTTTAGGAATGCTTGTAATGTAGCAGTAGTATAACCGGCTGCTGCAGTGTCTACAGTTGTTGTAGGTTCTGTTTGAGAACCAGCAAAGAGCTTATAAACGCCATCTGTAGCATCACGGAAAAGACCGGTATATTTAGCTCCAGTGGCACCGTATTGACCATAAAGACCGATATCAAGAATGTCGGTTGTTGCGTTTCCGTTTGCAAGCTCGATCAGCGAATCTTGGACTGTCAGGTTGGTAGTATCGATTGTCGAAAGCGTACCGAGAACAGTCAGATTTCCGGAAAGAGAAAGATCTGTAATCGAGAGTGCAGTATTAACATGGAGTCCAGCAGAGTTGACCGTGAGTGTTGAACCAGTGGTAAGGCCAACTGCATCTGCAGTGACATTAATACCGTTAGCAGCACCAACATGAACTCCAGTCGCGTTAGCTGTAAGACCATCACCGCCAACAACGTTGATACCAGCGCCATCAACAGAAATACCGTTAGCAGCTTTGGCAAAGACGCCTGAAGTATTCGATACAATACCGTTGTTTGCTACAACAGCAATCGTGGCTGCACCACCTTCACCAGATGAGGATCCAGAAATACCGTTACCAGCTGTGATAGTAGCAACATAGTCGCCTGATGTACCCGAACCAAGAGCAACGTCGCCTGAAAGTTGCGATGTGGCAATTGAAAGTGCAGCAGCATTGACATAAACGCCCGAGGTATTCGAAACAATCGTACCGTTACCAGATACGACATGCACACCTGTTGCGTTCGAAGCAATACCAGCTCCGGCAACAACAAAAACGCCTGTTGCGTTTGCAGATAGACCGTTATTTGCAATAACGTGTACGCCTGAGGCATTTGAAGCAAGACCGCTATTTGCAACTACAGCAATCGCGTCCGCAGAGACGCTGATACCGTTACCAGCACCAACATCAAGAGTTACCTCGCCAGATGTACCGCCACCAGTAAGACCAGAACCGGCTACGACTGATGTAATATCACCATCTTGAGGTGTTATCCAGTATACAGATGTTCCGTTCGATGCAAGAACTTGTCCTGCAGTACCATTTGTGCCATTTGCATTAAGAGCAACGTTAGTTCCAATATTGATCTGTGTGGCATTTGCTACGAACGCCGTACCAACACTCACAATCGCTGCGTTCACGGTGCCTGTAGAGAATACACCGGTGGCATTCGCAACAAAAGAATTAGAACCAACGACGAAGTTACCGCCAGAGCCAGCAAGAACGCCGCCGGCAACAGACAGTTTATTATTGGTATTATCAAACGTAAAGTCTGCGTCTCCGGCTAATGCGCCAGAATTATTAAATTGAACTTGTGTATTTGAACCAGATACGCCAGAAGTAGGAGTTTCCCAATAAGCGGCTGTTCCATTTGAACTCAGTACTTGTCCGTTGGTACCCGTCGAACCATTGGCTGTAACTGTTGTCACAACAGCGTTAGCAACAATAATCTTGTCGATACCAGAGGTACCATTCGCAACGAGTGCTTGGTTGGCGGTCAGTATACCAGGATTAAATTTACCGGCAATGGTGATCGAAGCACCATTCGAACCAATAAATAAGTGATCGCCATTTGCTGTAAACGCTAATTCACCGTTAGCTAATGTTGGCGCATCAGCTGTCGTTAACGACCTTTTAATTTGAATTAAATTGTCTGCCATTTGGCTATTCCTTTTAGGTTAAAATGATCCGCCGTCGAGATCTACTGCTAGATCCGCGAATGACAGTTGTCTCACCTCATATTTATCATTTTGAGAATTGTAGATTAATGTAGCGCCATTGGCGGCTTCAACGACGCTGACGTCGAGTATGTTTTCAATACTTCGTATTTCTTGAATTTGATTTTTCAGAGTAATAGGACCAGCAGATGATAATCTGCCGTTGTTATTTGTAATTGTAGCGACTAAACGAGATGCACCTGCCATTATCTTGTAACTCCTGGTGTAACTGTGACGATACCTTCAACAAGACGAGAAACTGTTCCGCTGCCATCAGTCAACTCACAGTCATATACGTATCTTCCGGCTGTAAGGCCATTTGTGGTATTTGCCGACATCGAAAGAGCGACGACGCCAGTCACAGCAGTAATCGAAACTGTAAATGCGGTTTGAGCGGTCGAAGTATAATGCTTACGCATCTGAGCGGCACCTGTAAATCCTGTAAGATTTACGATGTTACCATTTTCATCAGTCACATCAATAGACGTAGCAAATGAAGTGCCTTGATCGATAATGATATTTGCTTTCAGTGCCATTTAATTCTTCCGCTATGTTTATTCAAAACTATAAGATGTTACAGTTATCACCCAATATTTAGTTTCTGCACCATTTGATGCTGATACGTTAAACGTTTGTTCATTGAAACCACCTGTATAAGCTGCTACAAGTTCAATTGATGAAGCACTTCCTCCACTTGCAACACTGGCGTATCCACTAAATCCATCTCCTCCAGTATAAGTCCAAACTACGCTTGAAGAAGCTGTGATAGTATAACCTGCTTGGGAACCATACGCTTCGGCAGTGTCAAAAGTCGGAGATGATATTGTGCCGCCCACGGGACTAAAAGTAACTAAGGCTACATCTGCATACGGACGTATTCCTACATATTGCCACGTAGATCCATTCCACATTTTAACGGCGGCAAAATCTTGGCTCCCGACCCACGACGAGCCGTTCCAATATTTAACAGGTTTAGCAGATAGGAACGTTAGCGGCACTTATTATTCTCCTGGCTTAGATGGCCAAACAACGTCTGCTGCATTTGTATAAGTCTGAGGAAGATCTCTTAAAGTTTGACGATATGTAGCCCAAG